GTTTGAATCCGTTATCAAAAGACGGATCAAAAACATTGTCATTCGACGAAATTTTGGATTCATTTTTGGGTGTTGACGATTTGAATGTCGTCAAACAAAGCAACGGCAACGAAGGCAAACAACCAATGTTTACAAAAAAGACATTTGATTCGACAACGTCCAAACCTGAATTCAATTTGCCAGGATTAAAAAAAGCGCAAGAAAACGCCGAAACAATGAAAAACATTCGTACATTTGGCCAATAAGAAAATAATTTGGGCCAAAGAAGGCCAAAAAATATAAAACCGGGAAGGCGTTCCAAAAGCGCAATTCGGGGTATTGAACCCAAAATCAAATGACATTGTCGTGCGGTTTTGGGTTTTGATTTATCCGAAAAATTAACTTAAAAATTAACTTAAAAAAATTTAAAAAAATGGCGTACACACAAGGTTTATGTTCGGCCCTACAAGCGAACATCAATGAAGTTGCCGGAACAAATGCGCCGGCAATGGCAAGACAAAAAGTTGGAATGATTGACGCGTTAATGTCGGACGTCAATCGAATGGGTTTCACCGCGGACATAGTTCCGACAAACGGAAAATTCCGCGCGGTTCAAATTAATTGGATCGGACAAGCATGTGACACGGACGTGAACACGTCATGCACACCGGATTGTGATGCAGACGTGACACCGTCACCGTCGCAAACATTAATCACCGAATTCAATTGTGCAAAATACAAAATGGGTTTTGACGAAAACGACATGCGCAAACTTTGCGAAGCGGATTCGGTTTGGGTTGCTCAAAACATTATGCGCGCAATGAACGCAATTAATGTTTCGGTTGACAAGGCGGTTTTGGCAATTGCAAACACAAACATCGGTGAAATTTCAAGTGGTGGAAATTTACAAATTCCATTATATACATCAACCGGCGCACCAAATCCGTTGGCATGGGCGCAAGTTCGCGCGGAAATGGACGCGCAAGGCGCAACCGGTTCACCTTTAATCGTTGGCGGTGGTAACATGGACATTTATGCGCGTGCAATGCAAATCGCATGTTGCAACACAAATTTCGGTGTTGATTTAAGCCGCGCAAGTGGTGACGGTTATTTTTATAACGATACGTTTGCACCTTCAGTTTTAGGCGCGACAAAATCGTTGGCATTAGCACCAGGCGCAATGCAAATGATTACGTGGAACAAATATTTGGGCGACTATGCGCAACGCAACGCGTCATTTGAACATGGAACAATCGTTGATCCATTCACCGGATTAGTTTACGATTTAAAAACATCATACGACGATTGCCAAGAAAAATGGTTTGTTGAATTGGCGTTAAATTGGAATACGTTTCAAGTTCCATTTGCATATTGTGTAAATAGCGATTCGAATTTGACATTCTTAATTGACGATTGTTCAGACGGCCCGGTTGTTTGTCCTTAATCAAATAAAAAATTGGGGTGGTGAAAATCACCCCTTAATTAAAATTTAAATTTAAACAAAAAAAACATTTATAAAAAATGGCAATTTGTAATTCAACATGCGCCCCGTCGTTACCAATAAGTTACGCGGGCGGTTGCGGAATAGTTACCCGCAAGGGCGGAATTGAAAAATTCGCGTTCATAAAATGTGACTATGAATTTGACGACATCACGGATCGCGCTGAATGGGTGGCGGCCGTAGCAAGCAATGACGTTGTTTTTTCCGGTTTGGTATTAGGCCAAAAAGCGAAAGGATCGTTTACGAAAAAAAGAATTGCGTCATGTCAACCGGAAGCGGTTGTTGGCGCGGAAAAACAAATAACATTCCAGGATTATAACACCGACACGGTTACACCAAACGGTTGTTTGGCATACGATTTTTGGAATTCGATTTTGAATGAAGCGTCAAATTATCGTTTCGGATATTACACATGCGACGGTTATTTCTACGGCGTGATTGACAATTTCCAAATCGAAATTGACGAAGTAATTGAAGACAACAATACCGGTTCAATTTACTTTGACGGAACAATTTTGTGGAACAACGTTGACATGGTTTGTCCGGTTGCGGTTGACCTAAACGGAATTTAATCAATTTAATTTCAGAGAAAAACGGCAAATCGTGTTTGAATTTGCCGTTTTTTTTTATTTTTGAAATATGATTCGACACACAAAAAAATTAGAAACAATTGACACCGAGTTGGCAAATGTTGTTCAAACATTGCATTGGGGCGCGGGACGTTACGATTTAAACATTTTATTGGGTAAAATTAACGAATCTGATTGGCCGGTTTATGAATTGCAAGGTCAAAACCTGAATGAATTAAACGTCGAACGAAATAAAATTGGCCTTCATTCAATGGATCGCGTTGCAAACAATAAAATTGTTGAATCAAATTGGATTTCAGTTTTAAAAAACGGACGCGGTGTTGTCGTTATTTTTACAAACGGTGATTTTAGAAACAAATCGAATTTGCAAATCGAATTGTCATTGTCGTGGTTAAACGAAAAATTTCCGAATTTAATTATTGAAAAATGTGAAAACAAAAAATTCGATTCGTTTTTGCTTACATTTACAAAACCAAAAGTAAAAAAACAAGTTGTTGAGCAAACAACCGAAATCGAACCAATTGAAAATGAAAAAACCGTTTAAATATTTGGTGATTCATTGCGCGGCGACACCTGAAGGTCGTTCCGTGACGGCCGAAACGGTTCGAAATTGGCATTGCGCCCCGAAACCAATCGGTCGCGGTTGGTCGCGTGTTGGTTATTCCGATTTAATTTTATTAGACGGTTCACGACATCGGTTTGTCAAACACAACATGGACAAATGGATTGACGAAAACGAAATCACAAATGGCGCGTTGGGAATCAATTCCCTTTCACGTCATGTTTGTTACATTGGCGGAATGTCAAAAGACATGAAAGAAATTAAAAACACGTTGACGGAACAACAAAATTCAATGTTGTCATCAATTATTGCGGAGGTTTTAAGTTACAACCCGGACGTTTTAATTGCCGGCCACAATCAATTTGCCGCAAAAGGTTGTCCGTCTTTTTGGGTTCCTGATTATTTACGGAATCATTGTTTGATTAAAGTCAACGAAAAAAACATTTACACAAACGATCCATACCATGCAACCAACATGTTTAAATAACTTTATAGGTGTCAAATGTTTGACACCAGGAACACCAACATCCGGTTTATACATCAACGATTTGGAAGGTTTAAATTTGAAATACGCGGCAAACATTGCGGATTCGGATTTTATTTCCGGTTTGCAATTTTTGAACGAAAAAATTCAATTTGCTACAAAATTGGTGATTTCAGATTTGACACGTTACGCGTTGCCTTATTTTCGCATGAATAGCATTGTGGACGAATTATCAATAGGTGATTGGACAAACAATTCATTGGTTCCGGCAAACGTTGACCGTGGCGTTAAAATTGACGTTAAACGTTCGCGGATGTTACGAATCAACGTTTCAAACATTAAAATAAAATTGTCCAACGCCGCAACGACACACGACGTTTATATTGAAGACGGAATAAATACGACAACCTACACGTTCACAACCGACGCAAACGGCGAAGCCGAAATCAATTTGAATTATACATCGACAACACAAACGATTTATGTTTATATGAATGACACCGGAATCAACGTCAACAATTCGTCAATCAAAAATGGTTGTGGTTGTTCGTCAAAGTCCGGTCAATATATTTCCGCCTACGGTTGGAATGGTTCCGGAAATTCAAATTCAACATACGGTTTGAAAGTTCAAGCGACGGCCCTATGTGATAATAATGAATTTGCGTGTATATTGGGCGCAAAATTAGGATTGCCAATTTTATATCGTTCCGGAATTGAAATTTTGCATGAAGCGGTTGCAACGGATCGTTTGAATTCGTTGACATTATTAGACACCGAAAAAATCAATTTTTTATTGGAAAATTGGACGGCCGAATACGATAAACAAATGAAAATGTTGATTGAATCATTGCCGCAATTGTTACGACGAATTGACGAATGTTGTATAGTTTGCAATCAAAATAAATATATTCAGGGTTTACCATAAAAATAAAATATTATGAAAACAAGAGGTCAAAAAAATGGATGTTCAAGTTGTGGCGGTTCACGTCCACGTCCTGGTTCAATCCAACGTCCGTCAAAGCCGCGCGGAAAATGAAATGGCATTCAATTAATGAATTTATGTCAATTACCAAATCGGTTTTATCATTGAATTTGAAAATTGTTCCGTTTACAATTTCGGTGTTTGGTGGGTTCACATTGGGTTCGATTTCCGGGTTTGTGTCAAATTGGATTTTTGATCCGGCGGTTTCTTATTACACGTTAATGTTGTTGATTTGTTGTGACCATGTCACCGGAATGTGGATTGCGTGGAAGAACAATCGTTTTGAAACGCGCAAGGCAACGCGAATTTTTTGGACATTGTTAAGTCACACCGCGTTGTTGGCATTTGCGACAAACCTGGCAAAAGGTTCAAACGCGATTTATTGGTTGAATGAAGGAATTTTTGTTCCATTGGTGGTTGTTAATTTGATTTCATTAGTGAAAAATTTGTCTTTATTGGGTTTTATCAAAAAAAGTTTTGCGTCGATGTTATATAAAAAAATTGACGTTTATAAAAACGAATATATTCAAAAAAGTGAACAAGCAAAACCAGGAAATGACGGTTGTTAAAATTTAAAAAATTATGTTAAGAAAATTTACAAAGGCGCAAATTTACATTTTGATTTTAACGGTTGTTATGTTGATTTTATTTTTGTTACCATGGAAAAAAATAATGACGCAAAAAACGGAAGTTGTTTTTAATGAATCGGATCAATCAAAGCGAATTGAATTGTTGGAATTTAAAATTAAAAAATTTCAAGTTCAACAAATTGTTTTTGATTCTACATTCAGCACAATGACGGATTCAATCGTTTCTTTGCAATATGAAATCGAAAAAAAGGAATTGCAAATATTAAATTTAAAAAGGAAAAAAAATGAAACAAATAATGTTGTTCGCAATTTTAATGATTCAGACGTCATTTATTTTTTCTCAAAGCGTTACAAATAACGATTCGACAAAAATTATTGCGTTGCCAAAATGGGTTGTTTTAAATATTATTTCGGAATTAAAAACAAACGATTTGTTGATTGAACAAAACCATTTGTTGAGCGAACAAAAGGATTTGCAAAAAAAACAAATTTCGGAATTTATTAATTTGAACAAATCGTTTGGTGAAAAATTGGTTGAAAGTCGAAATTTAAACGACGAATGTGAATTCCAAAATTTACAAAACAAAAAACAAATTGATTTTTTAAGCAATCAAAGTCGAAAACGAAAACGAAATTTAATTTTTACGGTTGGGTTTGCTTCTATTTTATTAATTTTAAAATAAAAAAATCATGACACCGGAACAATTTAAAGCAAAATTAAATTTGATTTCGACGGAATTAAGTCGGTCAACCGGTGATTTGTTGTTATTAGGTGGCAAAGATTTAGAGGGCCGAATGAAGCGTCGAATTTTCAACGACGGTAAAAATACGTCCGAAACAAAAATAGGAAAATACAAATCAAAATATTGGACAAAGAAACGAAGCGAACGCGGCAATCAAACCGGATTTGTTGATTTAGAATTCACCGGTGATTTGCGTAATTCAATGCAAGTTGTTCAAGAAAAAAACGCCGTTTATTTTGTAATAATTAACGACAAAGATTATTTAAAATCGCAAGGTCAAGAATTAATACAGGGAAAAAAAAGAGGTCAAAACAAAATGGATATTTTTACGCCGTCCAAAAAGGAACGAATCGGTGTTCAAAATTATATTTCGGATTTGATTGAGGAAAAAATCGATACAATATTAACCAAACTATGAAACAAATCACATCGGATTGTTGTTCACCAATCGACACAATTTTGTCGAATTTGTCAAATTACATTTTGCAATTAGTGCCAGGATTTCAAAAAGCCATTTATTTGGCCCGGATTGATTCCGAAGGCCGAATCATGATTCAATCGGAAGCGACCAAAAACGAATTTGTTTATTCAGGAATTGCCGACAATGAATCAAATTATTTTTATATTCGACATCGTGACGGTGGTCAAATTTTTTATGAAGAAAGCGCAAATTCACGTCAATTCAGTTGTCAAACCATGAAGCGAATAAATTCACGATATGAATTGCGATTGGTTGCCGTTCAAAGAAATTGGTGTTCATATAATTTGGAAAATGCAATTCGAACGGCAATGATGCAAGCCAAATTCAATGATTTTAATGAATTTGAATTGATACAAATCAAACCTATTCAATCAACCATTGACGCAATTACGGTTTTGACCGACGAATCACCAAAGCCGAAACAATTTGATAAGTCATTGAATTTTGTCGCAATTGATTTTGACGTTGTATTCGAAATAAATTATCTTTGATTATAAAATTTATAAATTATGAATTGCGGTTGTACTAAAAATTTAGGTTGTTTTGCCCCAGGCCAAACAATTGATTTCGGGTTTGCAAATTGGTCGTTGGTTGCTGAAGATTTCATTTTTCACATTTGGACAAATGGAACGTATTTATCAACAACGGTGACATTTGATCCGGCCGAACAAATTCAATTGACAATGATTTTCAATGAAGATTCGGTCACAATGATAAAAATTGAATTGCCTTCGTCGTTACAAACGCCGGGTTCATATTACGCGAC